TTCGCGCATACGCCGAGGTATGATGCTATAGCTGTCAGAATGGTGCAAAGGATGCCCATTCCACAGCTGTCCCAAAATGCTTTTATGTATTCCATGTGCTTGTCCTCCTTATTTAAGCAGCTGATTTACTTTCTTCTGAACTTCGGCAGGATTATAGCCCGCCGCTTTGAGCCTGATTTTTCGAATCGCGCCATTGCCCCATTTGCCCTCGATGACCTCGCGTGCAACGGTGTCAACGGATTTTTTAGCCGGCTTTTTCTGAGTGTAAACGATTTCATTTACACGCTTCTGAACCTCGTTCGGGTCATATCCGGCATTGCGCAGGCGCGTCATACGGTCGGCACCGTTGCCCCACTGACCGTTGATTACTTCGCGAGCAACCTCATCGACGGATTTCTTTGTGCCCTGAGGCTTCGTCTGTGCCGCGACAGCGGCATATTTGACATACGGTAGCTTACCATGCTTCGACCAGTTGCGGCGATTGTAACCGGGTTTGTCGCAATTGCAGGCGGTTATCTGCACGCAGTTCTTCCAGCGCGGCGTACACTCGACTGCAAGCCCTGACCCTATGTACACGCCGATATGCCCCGGAGACCACAGGGCTTCTCCGATTTCGATTTTGCTGAAGTTTGTGCTGATGCCTGTACACTTCTGGATCATCGTATTCGCATTGATATCCGGCACACCGTTCGAAGCGTACTTCGCGCCGCCGTAGGGTTTGGACTTATCGCCTGTCCAACCCCAAAGCACGCCCTTTATAAGGCAGACGCAATCAAAACCGAAGGTGTCAGCTGATGCCGCTTTTATCATCTTCTGTCTGCTCGGGTCTCTGTTGTAGTCGTTATTGTTGCAATAACGCTGTTTGTTGGATGCCGTAAGCGGTGCGCCGAAGCAGCCGTTCACATAAAGCGTCTTGTAGTGCAGCGCGATATCCTTTACCTTCGCTGCGAGTTCTTTGTTTGTCATAATAATAACCTCCTTATTTTTTATAAAGCTGCTGCTCAATCGTATCGATTCTGTGGTGCGCCTGTTTGGCTGACGATTCGACATACGACAGACGCTCAATGACTTTGCCGATCCGATCGTCCTGCTTTTCCTGCTTTTGTTTGATATCATCAACGCCGCTCTTTATGTAGCCAAGCTCGGTCAGTATGGTGCCGTCCTTTTCACCCTCTGCCTTGATGTCGCGCTTGCCGTTGCGCTTGTATGCCACATAGCCAAAGACGATAGCGCATATGGTGCTTACGACGCTCAGCACCGTCAAGAAGATGTTTACACCGCTCATGTAGTAGTCACCTCCTCAGCTTTAATGCACTTGTTTTCCCACTTTTTGTAGGCGTCCAAATAGAGTTCCTGCTTGTCCCCGTTGTATGTTATCTCATAGTACATACCGTCAAAAAGCGTTGTGCTCGCCAAAGCCTTGCTGTTCTGTAAGGTTTTACACAACCACACAATAAAAACATCGTTTTCCGTGATTTCCTTGCAATCGCTTTTATCTAAATGAGCGTTTGCATACTCTGCAACGATACGCTTAATTAAACTTACAAACTGCTCCGTATTCATTTCAAATCACCTCCTCGAAGTAAATGCCCACAAGTTGCGACGGAAGATACTGTAAAATCGTACCTTGACCGTTGCTGTCGTCTCTTGTGCATCTGTAAATTTTGCCGCCGTCGAGATAATACTTGTCCTTAAAATACCGCATACCGGCAGCGGCGGTTATCGGGTTATCTATCGTGCCGTCTTCGCCGACCGTGATAGGCTCCCAGTGCGCGGCGGTGTTTTCCGGCAACCATGTCGGATTTGCTGATATAGCGTTGTAGCAGCGATACAGCCCGCTCGGTCTGCGGACTATACAGCCGACAGCATAATCGACATACCCGCTCCAAAGCGGATAAAGCTCTGCATACTCCAAAGCTTCTGCGTCCGTAGTGACCTTCGTCAGCACGCCATCTATCTTGCTGCGATAAGCTTTTGCTTCTGCCCGCGTCATATATCCGCACCTCCTGTAATTATTTCCAGTGCCTCTTCGGCGGTTATTTCGCTGTCCGTATCGGTCTCCGCGTAAGTATATCCGGCGTTCGGCAAATCTATGGCGGTTTCATATATCTCGTCTGTACCGACCTTTTGAATTTTCTTGCCGACATCGCTGTAAGTGTAGATAAGCCCGTTTGTGCGTGTCTCTGTTTTTATCATGTGCTCGCCTCCAACGCCGAAATCGGCTTAATTTGATTTGCAAGAGCAACCCAGTTTGTCGCCGCCTTGTAGCTGTCAACAAGGTTGTCCGGCACATAAATATACCCCGTGCCGGCTGCTATCTTGCTTCCACGCAACGCAATCGAAATGTCGGATATCACACAAACTGACGAAGTGCGAATAATAAGCGTTTCGAGCTTCGTACAGTCGGTAAACGCCGTTCGGTTTATATTTGTTATCGCCGCAAAATCAGCTGTCTGAATTGTCGAAAGGCGAAAAGAGTCAATCGGTAAACTGGTAACAAGTGGTAGATTTGCAGATATCAGATGCTTTGCGGTGTAAAAACAGTTGTCTCCTATTGTTGTCACCAAAGGAAAATTTGCTTGTTGTATTGCAGAATTTGCAAAAACACCTCTGTCAAGCGCGGTGACTTTTGGAAGATTTATTGTCGACAGCCGAACGCACGATTCAAAAGCGTTGCGATTAACTTGGGTGACATTAGGCAAATCAATCGCTGTAAGAGCCTGACATCCTAAAAATGCGCACGCTCCGACCGTCGTTATACGGTCGTTTGAATATGCGCCCGATATCGTGCGCTGGATTATCGCGTCCTCGTCGCCGCCGCCAGTTATCGCGTCAACCGCGTCGCCGAAGCCTTTGGCGGAGTCCCATGCTATCTGGTCTGCGCCGCCTGTCTTGACTCGGATGCGGTTAGCCGTGTAGGTCATAGCGGCATCAAGCGCGGCGGAGTCAACTGCCTTGTCGTATGCCATCAGTAACTACCTCCCGTCCATGTCGGCAGGGCGGCGAGGGTGTCCGCGACTATCTCCGCCTTGTCTGCCTCCGTCCAGTAGTCGGTGCCTTTGACCGGAGTCTTGCCGTTTATACCATCTTTACCGTTTGTACCGTCCGCACCTTTATCGCCCTTTTCGCCACGCGACGGCTTGCCTGTATCGGTAGTGCCTAAATACCAATTTCCGTTAGTGCCAATAGTCGGCGTTATGCCGTCCGCGCCCTTATCGCCCTTGAGTCCGACATCTGAGCCGTTGTACTTTAGCTTGCCGTCGGCGGCGGAAAGCAGGTCAAGTGTATCTTTGTTGGCGTGGTTGTGGGATTTTGGGACAAGTGCGTCAAGTGCCGTCTTAACATTTGCGACATTCGGCAACTGCGTGTTGGTATAACTAACACCTTCGGCGGTTGACGCGCCACCACCGCCTAAAGCCTCGCCGCCATAGGTCGGCTTGCCGTCGGTTTCGGCAAACTTATCAAGCACCGCCTTGTTGTCGTGCGAATGCCGTGCGGCAGTGTTAAGCGCGATTTCGGCAGCGAGACTGGGACTCAATCGCTCTGTGCCGTCCGGGATTGACACCTTTGCAGTGCCCGTTATCACAGGCGCATAGCCTACTATCTCGCCCGCTCCGAATGCGACGAGCTGCGCTGCCATGTTGCCCGGCTCGGGCACAACATCGCTTGTAATTTTGACAGTCACATAGCCGTCCACAGGAGTCAGCGGCTCGGTTTGCAAATGCTCGCCGACCGTCGACTCAAAGCAGACACGATAGCTATCTGCGTCTTTAAGTTCGGCGGGCACAGGCAAGGCAAGCAGAGTAAAATTATTTTCGGCTCGATATCCAACGTCATACCCGCGTGGGCGGGCATAATCAACCGTTATCGTTCTTGTCTGCATCTTTTTTCGCCTCCCCGTTATCACCCGCTGTGGGCGTGTTTTCGAGCTCTGAGAGCATGTCGGACAACAGCTCTATTTTGCCGCAGATTTTCGCAAGCTCGACCTTGTTGACTTCGAGCTGCTGCATTATTTGAGAGTTGTGCTTCTGCAAGGCGTCGCCCTGCGCTTTGACTTCTGCGATTTTCTTTTCGATTTCGGTTTTTGTCATTTTTTCACCGCCTATTCGTCTGCAAATTTCAAGCGCCTGCCATTAAAATACAAAAAGTCGCCATTTGCCGTAAGTGTCCTACTATATGTCGTGTTGTCCTGATTGCTTGTCTGAAATGTTAGACGCATAATATTATCAGCCTCTGTCC